ACGAAACTGCATATAGAAAACTATCAGATGAAGATAAAAAGGTATATGATGAACGTGCTGAACTTGTATTAAAGTCTTTTGAATGGAAGCGTAAAGATGAACAAAGAAAAGAAGTATACGATATAATTATTGGTGAACCAACAGTAGCTGATGCAAGAGCAAGTTTAAGATGATAACAAACGAAGATAATATGAAACTAATGGCAAGGTATGAGGATAATCACTTTGACCTTGCTATTGTAGACCCTCCTTATGGTTACGGTGATGCTAAAACAGATATATTAAATTTTAGACAAACAGAACAACATAGAGAATGGAATGTTGCACCAAATGATGATTACTTTAAAGAACTGTTTAGAGTAAGTAAGAACCAAATTATTTGGGGTGGTAATTATTTTCCCTTTATTTGGGATTTTGGTGGAAGATGTTTTATTTATTGGCATAAAGGAAACCCAGTTCCAAACTTTGCAGATGGTGAACTTGCTTGGACTTCTTTTGATAAGAACGCAAAACAATATGATTACAGATATTACGGAAATTTAGAAGGTAATACTTCTGCAAGTAAAAAGTTTCACCCAACGCAAAAACCAATATCGCTTTACGAATGGATTTTAATGAATTTTGCAAAAGAGGGAGATAAGATATTAGATACACATTTAGGAAGTGGAAGCATTGCAATAGCTTGTCATAATTTAGGATATGATTTAACTGCTTGTGAACTTGATAAAGAATATTACGATGCAGCAATAAAAAGAATAAATAATCACAAACAACAAATAAGAATGTTTTAAAAAAAATATATGGCAAAAAAAGTAGATGAAAATATTTTAAAAATGATGACAATTACAGAAAGATTTAAATACATAAACGAACAAAAAAAAATAAAATATGGATTGGGAATTAGAAATACAACTGCACTACCCACACGATAGATTTATGTTAGGGTGGGAATTTTTACAAGCAACAGAAGAATATAATTATAGAACTATAAAACTATATTTATTTATAGTAACATTTACTTTAGACTTTTAATATGATGCAATTAATAAAGGGGGAATGTATAGAAGTAATGAAAACAATACAAGATAATAGTATTGATGCAATTATAACCGATCCACCATACGGAACAACTGCGTGTAAATGGGATAGTATTATAGATTTAGATTTAATGTGGAAAGAATTAAATAGAGTAATTAAACCAACTGGTGCAATAGTTTTATTTGCTCAACAACCATTTAGTAGTATTTTATTAGTTAGTAACGTTAAGAATTTTAGACATAGATTTTTATGGGAAAAAGATAAGTGTGCAAATTTTATGGTAGCAAAAGCACAACCATTAAAATATACAGAAGATATACTTGTATTTTGTAATGTTGGATTTTTAAAAAACCAATTTGGTAAACCTACTGGAACTTATAACCCACAAATGAGAGAGGGTAAAGGAAATAATAGAGATTTGGAAAGGGTTGTAGATAAAAGTAAAAATCTTGATGATATAAATAAAAGAGATAACCCTACAAGATTAAAACTATCTAATAATTCAGCAAAGCAAAGATTCCCGAAAGATGTATTAAATATAACTACACAACATAAAAGAGTACACCCTACACAAAAACCAGTTGAATTAATGGAGTATCTAATAAAAACGTACACCAACGAAAATGAAACGGTTTTAGATTTTACAATGGGTAGTGGAAGTACTGGAGTAGCAGCAAAAAATACAAATAGAAATTTCATAGGTATTGAACTTGATGATAACTATTTTAATATAGCAACTAATAGAATTAATAATATTAATTTAAAATTTAACTTTTAATACGTTATATAATTGAATAAACAAAATACTTTCAATATGGATAAAAGAAAAAATAATGGGGGTGCAAGAGAGGGTGCAGGTAGACCAAAAAAAGCTGATGAACTAAAACTAATAGAAAAATTAGATAACTTAATTGATAATGATGAAGTGATCAAAACATTAGGTAAACAAATATTCAAAGGTGATTCACGTGCAATGTCTTTATACTTTGGTTATAGATATGGTAAACCAAAAGAAACAGTAGATATAAATTCAAGTGAGGGTTTTAATATAAACTTTAAAGATATTATAAGGTTTAAGTGATAGATGTAAACTTAAAGTACGAACCAATAAAAACATCAGATGCAAGATATTTTATTGTAACTGGTGGTAGAGGTTCTGGTAAGTCTTATTCAATTAACCTATTGCTTTTGCTTTTAACATTTGAAGCAGGGCATACAATTCTATTTACAAGATTTACATTGTCATCTGCATACGTTTCTATCATACCAGAATTTATAGACAAAATAGAAACACTTGAATTACAAGACTATTTCTATATAACTAAAAACGAAATAATAAATAAGCTATCTGGTAGCAAGATAATATTCAAAGGTATCAAAACATCAAGTGGTGATCAAACTGCAAATCTAAAATCACTTACTAATATATCTACTTGGGTAATGGATGAAGCAGAAGAACTTGTTGATGAAAACATCTTTGATAAAATAGACTTATCAGTTAGAAACCTAAAAAACAAAAATAGGGTTATACTTATATTAAACCCAGTTACAAAAGAGCATTGGATATACAACAGATTTTTCCAGGACAAAGGGGTACAAGCTGGCAGTAACACCACAAAAGGCAATACAACGTACATACACACTACTTATTTAGATAATGTAGAAAACCTATCAAAAAGTTATTTAGAGCAGATAGAGAGCATTAAAATACGTAGACCGAATAAATACAAGCATCAAATGTTAGGGGGTTGGTTAGAAAAAGCAGAGGGTGTTATATTTACTAATTGGTCAATAGGTGAATTTAAAAAAGTAGGTGTTTCAGTCTTTGGTCAAGATTATGGTTTTGCAAATGATGAAAATACTTTAGTAGAAACCAACATAGATACTACAAACAAAATAATCTATTTAAAGGAATGTTTTTATTTAAAAGGACTTACTACATCACAAATAGCTGAACTGAACTTAAAACACGCTGCAAACAATTTAATAGTTGGTGATAGTGCTGAACCAAGATTAATTCACGAAATAAAAGCAAAGGGTTGTAATGTTGTTGCATCAATTAAAGGTGCTGGATCTATAACCTATGGAATATCTTTATTACAAGATTATGATTTAGTAATAGAAGAAAACAGTATCAACTTAATAAAAGAACTAAACAACTATTCTTGGTTAGAAAAGAAAAGTAAAACACCACAAGATAAATTTAACCACATTATAGATGCCATAAGGTATTCTGTTTCATACCAATTACAAAACCCTAATAGGGGAACTTATTATGTTTCTTAAAATAAGTTATCAATAATTTTGTTTATAACTAAAAAAGTTGTATATTGCAGTATAATTAAATAAGTTCTTTAACATATTGGGTTGAAATCAGCGAGGGTAGCAGATTAATGAATTGAGTTAGTAATTAGATACAGATATAGATACTAAAGAAAACCAACAGAATTAAAAAAAATTAGCACAAGTAGTAAACTGACAAAAATGTAGGTTCGTGATTTAACCCAATATTTAAAAACAAACAAACAATGAATATAGAAACAAAAGAGTTTTTAAAAGATTACAATAATTTGCTTGAAGAAATTAACAATGAAATTGATGGTGTTGAAGATATGCCAAAAAACAAAAAGGCTAAAAAAATAAGTGATGTAAATATAATTGATTTAGAGCAATCCAAGTTTTTATATAATTGGTATTTAGAAATAAAAAATAATATAAAATAAATTATGCAAACAGAACTAACAGAAATAAACGAGCAACTGAAAACTTATTTATATTCTAATGATCAAGAACAAATTGATTGTGCTGAAGTATATTTAAGAAACGTACATAGAAAATATGGAACGGTAGACATAGTACAAATTAAAAACATAACAAGATGAAAACAGACAAACCAAGTAATGCTGAAAAAGCAGCAAAGATTTTTAAGAAGTTAACAAAGTATTTTTTAATATTCGCATTGTGCTACTTTGTAGGTAGAACATTAGCATCAGTACTTTTTGGGATATGAGTTGGG